GGGCCGCTTTCAAATCCGGTTACGGTGTCATGAGAAACACGCCATGAGCCTGCCCGAAGCACCAGAAGCGTTCCTGTACGCACGCTTGACGAGTCGAACGGCCGTCTCTTCGCTCATTAGCACTCGCGTGTATCCGCTCATTGCCCCACAGGGCACCCCGCTGCCGCTCGTCGTTTATCAACGCACCGCCGTTGAGCGTCCTCAGTCGCTCGCCGGCAACGTCGGCAATCCCGTGGTGACGCTGCAGCTGACTACCTACGGTACGTCGTACACGTCGGTGAAGTCGATTGCTCGAGCGGTACGCCTGGCGGTGGACGGCTGGACGGGCACGACGGCAGGCGTGACGATCCAACGGAGCACGCTGCAGACTGAGGCTGATGGCGTGGACATGCCAGCCGATGACCAGATGCTGCCGTACTACTCAGTGGTTCAGACGTTTGACTTCCGAATCAATGAGGCGACGTGATGGCAATGCCAGCCATGAAGTTTGAGTTCCCAGACTTTGAGGAGCTCAGAGAAGGCTTTCGTCAGCTACCGAAAGGGCTGTCTGCTATCACGCAGGGCGCAGCCGTGAAGCGTGCGATGCTCCCGGCCGTGGCAGCGTTAAAAGCAAACTCGCCCAAAGGGCCAACCGGCAACTTGGCTAGGGCCGTGAAGATTAAATCTGTGCGTTACGCCGAAAGCGGCACTGGTGCTGCCATTGTCGGATACGTCAAGGCAGGTACTGGAAAAGCAAAAGTTGCTCAAGGCGGCAAAGTCAAAAAAGGTTCAGACAGGGCTTTCCATCAGTTTTGGATTGAGTTCGGAACCAAAGAACGCAAAGTCAAAACACGATCAAGCCGTGGTTTTATGATTGCTTCGAGTTTTGGAAGCCTTGGGCCTTTTTCCATCCGTCGCCAAAGAATGGTGAAGGGCGGACGCAAGGTTGTTCAGGCCACGCCAAAATACCCGAAGTCTTTTTTTAAGGCAGCCAAGGCTGGCGAGGTGCTTGTGCTGCCCGCCGTGAAGGCTCAGCACCCGGTGCGGAAGACGTGGGAGCAAGTCAGTCCGCAGGTGGCCGCAAGTCTTACGAAAGAACTGCGGCAAGGGCTCGTAAATGCTCAGAAACAACTTGCGAAGTACGCAGCGAAGAAAGCCGCGAAGGCCGGCAAGTAACTGCAAGGGTTGCCACGCCGTCGCCTAGTTTTGGGGTAGGGCTTTGCCGCCCAAAACTCACTAGGAGAAGGCCACGATGGCGACTGATTCGCAGGGCAATAACTTCGTATTCTCTGGCGCTACCTACACCGTCACTAGCGTGACCGTGACGCCGGGCGGAGATTTGCTTGACAACTCGCACCTCGGCCTTGCAAGTGCATCTAATCGCACTTACCAAGCGCCGGCGCTCAAGGACGACGAGATCAGCTGCGAAGCGTTTGGAAGCAATTCTCTTGTGATCGGCACAAGCGGTGCTCTGAACTTTGGAAGCGTTGCCTATACCGCCACAGTTTCAAGCACCAGCATTGCCTACAGCGTTGGCGAACTCGTCAAGCTCTCGGTGACGTTCAAGGTGAAGTCGTAACGACGGGAGGCCGTCGTGGCGAATGTCGCTCAAGGCACGACCGTCACCTGGAGAAGCACTGCGCTCTCTGAGGTAATTTCTATCTCCGTTGACGGCGTGTCTGCGGACGTTGTTGAGGTAACGCCCAAGAGCTACCAAGGGCGCGATAAGCGCTTCAAGTCCGCAGACGGCGACTATGGCACCGTCACGGTGCGATGTCGTGGAACAGCGGCAATGAATCCGTCGTACATCACGACCACGGGTGCTCTTTCAATCACGGCCCCCGGCGCGTCGTTCTCGTCTGGCAAATCCATCCTTCAATCGCTTGCCTGGAATGCTAGCGTGGGTGAACTGCAGGAGTGGACCGCAGTATTTAAGATCACGGAGTGACGCATGGGGCTTGCAGAAGAAATCCTTGCCGCTGATCAGTCGCAGTCTCTCAAGGTGAACGTGCCTGAGTGGAAGTGTGACGTGTGGATTCGCACGCTACCTCTGGGCGAGTTGCAAGCGTGGGAGCTTGCCTGCCTTCGAGCAAAAGGCGATGGCATTGACGATTACCGCACGCGGTACTTGTGCAAGTGCCTCGTTGACGCGGATGGAAAGCCGCTCTTTACCAGCGAGCAACTCAAGTCGCTCAGCGGCACCGTTGGTGCGCGGCTCTTTAAGATTGCTCAGCGGCACAACGACTTAGACGAGAAGGAGATTGAGGACATCGGAAAAAACTCCTAGCCCGGCCGCTGGATGCCTTTGTGTATCTGCTGGCCGGGACGCTGGGAAGAACTGTTGAGGAGCTTGGCCGCACGATGAGCGTGGCTGAGTTCAAGGGTTGGCTGGCAATGCACAGGTACGTGGCACCTTTGGATCTCGGAGGCTGGCGGCAGACAGGGCGAATAGTGGCGGCGACTCTGGCCCCATACACAAAGGGCAGGCCACCAAACGAAGAAGATTTCATGCCGATCGAACGGCCGCCAATGACTGGCGCACAGATCGCAGCGGAACTCTCAAAGCTGAAGCGGTGACGTATGGCAACAACTCTGGCACTGGCGATGCGGGCAAGCATGTCCGCAACTGGCGTCGTGTCGGGTGCCAACCAAGCCGCCAAGGCTATGGACCGGCTAGGCGATCAGGCCCGCAAAACGTCTAGTGACCTGTCGCTCATCAAGAACATTGCCATTGGGGCCGTGGTTGCCAAGGGCATCGGCATGGCTGCCGATGCGTTTATGTCGGCTGCTCGAGCGGCTGGCAGTTACGCAGCCAATGTTGCCCAAGGCGTGGACGCCATGAACGACTTGGCACAACGCACCGGCATTGGCGTTGGGTCGCTGCAAGCGTTGCAGATGGCCGCCAAGTTGTCGGGCATTGATGACGTAACCTTGGCTGTGCAAAAGCTTGGCGTTGAAATAGGCCAAGCAGCAGAAAGCGGAAAAACCGAAGCATTCACGAAGCTTGGATTGAACTTTGAGCAGCTGCAGGCAATGGCACCGGAAGAGCAGTTCAAGGCCATCCAAGCCGCGATTGCTGCTCTACCAACGCCAGCAGAACGTGCAGCTGCTGCCGTTTCCATCTTCGGAAAGGCTGGCGTTGAGCTTTTGCCGTTGATGAATCAGAACCTTGCCGAAGTTGAAGAGCGAATGCGGCGGCTAGGGGCCATCGTAGGTGATGACCAAGTGGAAGCCATCGGCGGCATGAATGACGCGCTAGACATGGTAAAAGCCACCTTTGACGGCATCATCGGAAACGTCGTTGGCAACCTTGCCCCTGTCGTTGAGTCGCTGGCTAACGACTTGTTGGCGTTCGTGGAGGAGTGGAACAACATTGGCGGCGAAGGCGGCGGCATTGCCGACACGATTTCCAACGCCCTTCTAGACGTGGCGGACTATTTCGCTGGCATCTTTGACAACGCCGTGGCGCAGTTTGGTGGTTTTGGTGTGACGCTGCAGGAAGTTGCGGCTGTGTTTGAGTTCACTGGCAACGTGTTCACTGCCGTCTCAGAGATTTTGCGGGCAGGATTCAATCTGTTTCAGATCGCCGGCAACGTGCTGGCCATTGGTCTAGGAAAGTTCCTTGAGGGCATCGGCTCGTGGGTATCTGACGACTTGGAGAAGTTTGGCAAAGATTTGGCAGCAAACGCTGAAAAGCAGGCGCAACAAAACTCCCGAGAGATGCAAGGTGCCGCGTCTAACGCCAGTGCAGCAGCTAGCCGCGCAGTGTTTGGCGGCAACTCTTCGCAGAGCGCGCCGGAAGGCCCGGCAGGGCGTGCTGTCAGCCGCGCCCGCGCTCGCATGAACGACCCAGAGGCCCGTGCGGAACGCGAGCGAGCACGCGAGCAGAAACAACGAGACGATAAGGCTGCGAGAGAGGCCGCAGCTGCGGACGCTAAGGCGAAGAAAGACGCCGAAGACGCACGTAAACTTAAAGAAAAGCTGAAGCCAGTTGAAAAAAGCATTTCCGGCAAACAGGAAGACATTTACAAGATTCTTTCCGAGCGTCGGGCGGATCTCGGCGGCAAATCAAACGAAGCCTTGAAAGCCAACGACATCCGCTCGGGCGAGGGTATGGCTCAGTTCCTAGCCCTGGCCACCGGCCGCGAAGATCCCGCCATTGCTGAGTACCGCAAGCAGACGCAGAAGCTTGACGAGATCCGCGCTGAGCTTCGGGCCTTGCAGCAGGAAAAGGTAGACATCTTGGGAGCCGCAGCGTAATGGCCGCTACTTCCTACACCGAACTTGCGACCGTCGCCGCTTCTCGGAAGTTTGGCGAGCCGCCCACCTTTCAGCGCA